TTTGGGTAACACTAGATCCTAATCCTACAATGGATGTAGAACAATGGACAGCAGGAGCATTTGACTGTATTGCAGATGCTATTGATACAGAAGAACTAGAAATTTTTCATTATCACAAAGCAGTTATTCCTACTAATTATAAACTATGGCACGATACTAATAGCGAATTCTATCATGACTTTATGCATTACTTTAATCGTGTAACAGGATTCAATGATGAATATTTTGCTAGAAAGAATATTGCATTTGATAATGGACATGTAAACGTAAGTAGTTTTACAGTCAACTATACTGAGTTTGATAAAGAAGGTGATAGAGGAGAACTGAGTTTTCCTAATTTGCCACCAAACCAATGGTACATGGTAGACTTATTCCCAGGCTTTAACTTTAACTTACGTGGTAGTGCTTATCGATCAGATAGTGTTACTCCGCTAGGACCCAATAAAGTCTTAATAGAATTTAGAGGATATGGATTACGCAAAGATACTCCAGAAGAAAGACAAACACGCATTAAACATCACAATACAATTTGGGGACCATTTGGACGCAATTTACATGAAGATCTAATAGGTGTAACTGGACAGGGTACAACAATGAGAGAAAACACAGAAGACAGACATATTTTACATGGAAGACATGAAAACTCAACAATACATGACGAAGTTGGTATGCGTCACTACTATAGCGAATGGGGAAAATATTTAGACGTGGATCCATATCATGTTTAAATTTTTTATTCAACGGCAATGGATGCATTGGTCAATACTTGGAACATTTATAATTCTATTTTCAACTTGGTATCAAGTACAAATTGATGTCGCTATAAATGAATGGTTTGGAGGTTTTTACGATAATCTTCAAAAAGCACTTGCTGAACCTGGTTCACTTTCAGCTGCAGAGTTTTATGGATCACTCGCAAGTTTTGGCTGGCTCGCTGCTAAATTTATTGTAATCATGGTAGCAACTAAATACTTTGTTTCTCATTGGATATTTAGGTGGCGTACAAGTATGGTAGAATTCTATCATGATAAATTTAAATATGCTCGTGGACTAGAAGGAGCATCTCAGCGAATTCAAGAAGATACTATTAAGTTTGCACGTATTATGGAAGATCTTGGTGTAGGACTCATGGATTCTATTATGACTCTTATTGCTTTTATTCCTATTCTAATAGGACTATCAGCAGCCGTCACACATCTTCCAATTCTTGGAGAGGTATCAAACTCTTTAATGTGGGTAGCACTTGCAACTGCTCTTGGTGGCACAATGTTACTTGCCGCAGTTGGTATTAAATTACCAGGAATCGAGTATGATATTCAAAAACGAGAAGCTGGGTATCGTAAAGTTTTAGTCCATGCTGAAGATGATCCAAAAGCTGGCCAGCCTAAAACTCTTGCTGAACTATTTGACTGGGTAAGAAATATTCATTTTAAATCATATATGCATTATGCTTATTTTAATTTAGCCAGATATAGCTATTTTCAAGGAATGGTTCTTGTTCCTTATTTAGCACTTGGACCAACTATTCTTGCCGGTACTATTACTCTTGGAGCATTGCAACAAACAATTAGAGCATTTGGTCGAGTAGAAAGTAGTCTACAATATGTTGTTAAATCTTGGGCAGTAGTTGTAGAACTTATAAGCGTATGGAAGAGATTGAGAGAATTTGAATTATGTATAGCTAAGGGAGAAAAAGCATGAAATACGTGATTGATATTGATGGAACAATTTGTAATGAAGTAATGAAAGATGACGGTACAAAAGATTATGCTCTTCATGAACCGATGCCAGATCGAATAGCAAAAGTAAATGCTTTATATGATGCCGGCCACACGATTAAATATATGACTGCAAGAGGAGCAGTAAGTAAAGTTGATTATGAACCTCTTACTAGAAGACAACTTATGGCATGGGGCGCAAAATATCATGAATTGAGTGTTGGTAAAAAAGAACATTATGATATTTGGATTGATGACAAAGCCTTTTGGTCTGAAAACTTTTTCCGAGAAACCGGTGAGACATATGAATGATAAATTATCAAGCTTCTTTAGAAGACATGACTTCTGAAGAAATAAAAGAAGCTAACCGTTTCATGTGGGGTGTTAAAGGAATGTTGATACCTATAGGATATTCGACTAAAGATGTTCATGGTGTTTTACAAGGATATTTTAAACGATTATGGTGTAATTGTGATCCAAGTCAATTTGATGGATTTGATGAAGCTTGGGAACTTGGAAGAGAAGAAAGACTTAAAAAATGGGAGAAGTGAAATGAAATTTATTGCAGCGATGGATCATAGTGGAGGAAGTACAGGCGGTGTATTAGAACGCTATGATGTAGAATATACAGAAGATAATAAAATGGATCTAGTTCATGATATGAGACTGAGAATGATCAACTCTCCTGATTTTATTCATAAAAATATTTGGGCAGCAATTCTTTATAAAGATTCTGTGGATCGTGGAGCTGTTAAGGAATTAAATGTAAAGGGAATTGAGGCATTTCTTAAAATTGATTCTGGATGCGAAGATGATGGTACTCTTAAAGTATTCAATCTAGATGAAATGATTATGTATGCGCTAACTCATAATTGTTATGGGACAAAAATGAGAAGTATTGTTAAAACAGAACAAATATTAAAAACTGTTTTAAACCAACAATTTGAATATGCAGAAAAAATATATGCTGAAGGATTGGTCCCTATTGTTGAACCTGAAATACCAATTGATCATCCTAAAAAAACAGAATTAGAAGTTATTCTTGAAGATGAATTATATCGCAGTCTACAAAATTTTAAAGGAAGATGTATTCTTAAATTAACATTGCCAGAAACTGCTAATTTGTATACTAGCTTAATTAAACACCCATCAGTAGATAGAGTTGTAGGTTTAAGTGGTGGATATTCTACTCATGAAGCATGTACTAGACTTAAAGAAAATAAAGATATGACTGCAAGTTTTAGTCGAGGACTAAGCGAAAATCTATTTTTTAATCAGAGTCAAGAAGAATTCAATAAAGCTATTTCAAAAAATATTAAAATGATTTACGAAGCTAGTTCATCATAGTGTAACATTTATATCACACTTTTTTCCAATATTTAAATAATGCATCTTCGGGTGCATTTTTTTGTTTACATTTGGTCAAAACTAGTTTATAAAGAATATATCAAAAGGAGATATGCTATGAAAAGAGATACTCGTACTCAAACTTTCACCGGTTACACTGCAGAAAAAATTGTTGAAACCTTTGCTAGAGGTTATGTTGATACATTTAACCAAACATTTTTCTGGAGCTCAAACGATCGTGTTCCTTTTGAAGATATGCTAACTGATTTCTTCGAAGCTGGTCTTATTTCTGATGAAGTACTTCATACTTCAAATGGTTATCGTAAAGCTCAAGTTTCAAGCTTTCTTGATGACTATGTAATTGCTCAAGCAAATCGTTCACCAGAACAAATTGCTGAAGAGCAAATGATGGCTCGGGATGCATTAGGTAATCAACCAATTGCAAATGTTATTACTGGAGAAATCTTCTAATGAAATCTTTTTTTGTAAATTTTACATCAGCCATATTGAATATGGCTTTTGTATTCTCAATCTTAACCTTAATTTTTGGATAAAAATATGAACATCGCAACTCTTCGTTACACTCGTAATCTTGATGGTTTTTTTGAAACTGTGGAAACATCTCGCCATGGTGTTACTGAATTTCAAGCACTTGACTTTATCTATAGCTTACTCAACCGCATGGTTGAAACTGGCGAAATAACACTTAAAAATGTTGTCTTTATTAAAACACAAGAATTTAAAGGATTTGATGAATGCCAGTAATGTTTATATACTCAGCAATCGTTGCTATTGCTGGATTGGTTTTAATTACCACCGGCGCGCCCGGCGTGGGCGTGGGATTTATTATTATTGGTGTCGGCTGGAGTGTTGCAGCAATGATAAATGATATAAGGAATGACAAATGAACCGGACAGACGCATATATTGGAACATTTACTAATGATTCAAAAGATTCTGCGCGAATCAAAGATCTTCGTAAATTTGTAAAATACATGAATAAGATGCTTAAACAAGAAGGTCTTAATCATCAATATTATATTAAGCTTCAAGGACGTCTTGGTAAAAATAATCCAAACGCCTGGAAATATAAAGCTGGTGAAAATAGCGTATATGGCGGAAACTACTGCGGTCATTGGCAATGTATTCGCTTAGAAGATGCTGCGCATGCAGATGCATATATTTATAAAAGAAATCCATATTAATATCCAATTATATCCAATTATATCCAATTAATAAAAATAAGGGCCGGCGAAAGTTTGCCCTTATTTTTTTGTATAAATAGTATAAACTAAACTGCTATAGGAAAAGTTTATGCTAACATTTAAGACTTATATATCTGAAAGTAAAAAAGCAGATCAATATGAAATAGCCGTTGCAAATTATCTTAAAGATATGGGATTGAACGCAACTAGACCAGCAGTTAATGCTACATATTCTGATATTTTAATTAAAGATTTTAATGGTCAAGATATATGGATTGAAGTTAAAATGAATCATACAGACCAACTTGGTAATACTCGAGCCTTTTTTAATGGTAAAAATTGGGATGCATCTAAAGATAAAGCAGGGCCATCAAAAGGAAAACTCGGTCCTCTTAAAAAGTATATTGTAAAAAAATTAGATATAGAAGCTAAACCTTTTTTAGACGATTTACGTAAATTTGTTGGCAGAGATGACATTATAGTACCTACTACAATAGGCTTATTAAGAAATCCAAAATCAGTAACTCAAGATGAAATGAAAGCTTTTTTAAAAAAGAGACCTGCTCAGTATATTATTAATCTTCCAAAACAAAATTTAGGAAAGTTAGTGACTGACCATTATAACAATGGTAAATCTGAACCAACATATTACATGCAAGCCGGTGATGATTTTTATAGAATAGGTAAAAAAGATCCTCTTAAGCTCGGAAATAAAATTCCGTTATTTAGTGGAGAAGGTCCATTTAAAATGAGAATTGGAATGAGAACAAAATATTATGAAGTTCAACCAGAAGTTAAAATTACAGGTGGAATGCCAAATAGTCCTTATTCTATTAAACCTGGAACAAAAAAATTAAATCCTTTTGAATCTATAAAATAATAGGAAAATACAATGCTTAATTTTAAATCACATATAAACCAGCCTCTTAATGAAAGTGCTTTGACAGCTCTTCGTGTTGCAACAAAAGCTCATAAAGGTCAGTTTAGAAAAAGTGGTGGAGAATATATTGTTCATCCAAAAGAAGTTGCTCGATTCGTAAAACAATTTAAAAAGTCTAATAACTTATCAGCTTTGATTCAAGCCGCGTATTTACACGATACTCTTGAAGATACTGATACGACTTATCAGGATTTAGTTAAACAGTTTGGCGCTCTTGTTGCAGATATGGTTCAAGAATTAACTACTGATAAAGCAGCATCTGATGCAATTGGTAAAGGTGAATATATTGCAAACAAAATGGCTAAGATGTCGAGTTGGGCATTGGTTGTAAAACTAGCAGATAGACTGGCAAATGTTCAAGACATTGATACTCGACCAGCAGATTTTCAAAAGAAGTATGCAGCTCAGACTGTATTAGCTATTAATAGATTACGGAAAGATCGTTATTTAAGTCAGACTCACAACAAAATTATTTCAGCAATTGAGAAAAAAATTAAGGAATACATTCCGAAAAATGTTTAGGAAACTATTATGCTTAGATTTAGAAATTATTTAACAGAACAAAAGAACACTCACATGACTCATATTGAGGATCGTGTTCTCTATGGTGGTGTAAATGGTACTCGACAGGCAATATTTGCTTTAAGAGATTTAAGGGATATGCTAGGCGGTAAAAAAGAAGGTAAAGTAAGTGTTAAATGGGATGGAGCTCCTGCCGTTTTTGCCGGAATTGATCCAAATGATGGAAAGTTTTTTGTAGCTAAAAAAGGCATTTTTAATAAAAATCCTATGGTTTATAAAACCGATGCTGATATTGATGCTGATACTAAAGGCGATCTAAATGCTAAATTAAAAGAAGCTTTAAAGTATCTGCCTGCCCTTGGAATTAAAGGTGTGATCCAAGGAGACTTTTTATATTCAAAATCAGAACTTACTACTCAATCAATTGGTGGACAGAAGTACGTAGTATTTCATCCAAACACTATTGCATATGCTATACCAGCTGGAACTGTTGCAGCAACTGCAGTAAAAAGAGCTAAAATGGGTATTGTATGGCATACTACATATACTGGCAATTCTTTTGAAACAATGAAAGCATCATATGGAGTAGATGTTTCAAAACTAAGAAAAAGTGCAGATGTATGGTCACAAGATGCTATGCTAAGAGATTTAACAAGAGTTACTATGTCAGCTAAAGAAACAGAAGATGTAAATAAAAAACTATCTGAAATAGGCTTTTTGTTTAATCAAATTGGTGCATCTACATTAAAAACTCTTGAAAATAATAGAGATTTAGCTCAAACAATTGAGACATTTAATAATACATTTGTTCGTAAAGGTGAACAAATAAAAGATACAACTAAACATGTAAATGCATTAATTAAATGGGTTACTGCTCGCTATCAAAAAGAAATTGATAAGCGTAAAACTGAAAAAGGCAAAAATGCCCAAATGATAAAACGTGATGAATTTTTAAAATTCTTTTCACCAAAGAATAAAGATAATCTTAAAAAGATTTTTGATCTTCAGAAGTTAATAATTGTTGTAAAATTAAAACTTATAAATATACTTAATAAGCTCAAGAGCATTGATACTTTCGTTAAGACACCTAATGGATTTAAGGTCACTGGCGAAGAAGGATATGTTGCTATTGACAAATTAGGTGGTGATGCGGTAAAGATTGTTGACAGATTAGAATTTTCATACAACAACTTTTCGCCAGATATTTTAAAAGGATGGGATAAACCAGGAAGATGAAAATGGATAAAAGATACACAAAACTATTGCGCTCACTTAATGAAAATAAAGATGGGCATCACGTTCACATTTCACTTGGTCATGACCATCACATTATGGCCGTGCATGATAGCAAAGAAGCTGGTATGAAATATATGGTCATGGGCGATGGACCAGATGGACATTTTTTAGTAAAAACAACTAGAAAGGCCCTAGGCA